AGCAGAAGTGCAAGAATTGCCCCCACCAGTCATATTGGGATTAACCACCCCGCCTATTGTGGCGGCGGTGGTTTTTTGTTGCTCGCAAACTTAAATCTACTTGCAGCTACTTGCAAGTACACGACACTCTATTCGATAACACAAGGGTCTTTGCCTTCGGGCAGGGGCCCTTTTGTTGTACAAAAATTTGCCCCGGGCAAGGCGTAAAACTGCGGCCGCTGCCAGCGGATGCGACCCGCGTACCAAAGCAGTAAGGCAGAGAAAGGACACCCCTATGAAACGCGAAGACATCAAAACCATCCTGCCGGACATCTCGGACGAAGCGCTGGGCAAGATCATGGATCTGCACGGCGCCGACATCGAGAAACAGAAGTCCACCATCACCACCCTGACCACCCAGCGGGACGATTACAAGACCCGGCTGGACGAAGCGGACGGCAAGCTGGCCGGCTACGACCCCGAATGGAAGGCCAAGGCCGAGCAGGCCCAGAAGGATGCCGACGCCCGCGTGACCGCTTTGGAACGGGACTACGCTGCCACTGCAGCGATTTCCGGGCTGAAGTTCACCAGCGAAGGCGCCAAAAAGGCTTTTCTGGCTGATCTGAAGGCCAAGAACCTGCCGCTGCAGGACGGCAAGCTGTTGGGCTTCGAGGACTTTACCAAGGCCTACAAGGAGGCCGACGCCGCATCCTTTGCCGGTGATGCGCCTGCCCCCGGTCTTGTGATCCCCGGCAAGACTCGCCCGCCCCAGACCAACGCCCAGCAGGTGCTGGACGCCAAGTACAAAAACAACCCCTTCTACACCCCGAAAGGAGATTAAGCCATGTCTATCATGTACAACCAGCTGAATGTCGACGAGAAGTACAGCGCCATTCTGGAGCCCAACCTGTACTACAACCCCGTTCTGGTGCCCGGTGTCACCTGCACCGACAAGTACCAGACCGGCCCTGCCGGCCAGATCTTCGTGCACAAGCTGAGCACCTCGGCAGCCACCCCCGGCAAGCCCGGCCGTGACTTTTCCGACGAGGCCGCCGCCGACACTCTGATCCCCATCCAGCTGAACAACAACTTTATGAAGTCCAAGAAGATCTACGGCGTGCAGGCGGCTGCCGTGGCCTTCCCTGTGGCCGAGGAGAACCTGTCCACCGCAACCCAGGAGTGCCGCGAGGGCTGGATGGTTGCCGGTCTGGCCTGTCTGGTCAACGAAGGTACCGCCGCCACCAAGACCACCGCTATTGCCGATGACGGCGTAAAGGCTGACCTCATCGCTACCCGCACCGAGCTGGTAAAGGCCAAGGGCCGTGCCGATGTGGTCATGTGCAGCCCCGACTTTTACGGTCAGGTGCTGCTGGCTGCCGGCAAGGACTTTACCCCCACCCATAACGACCGTATTGCCGAAAGCGGTAACGTGGGCCAGTGGCTGGGTATGACCTTTGTCGAGGCCAACGGCATGCAGGGCACTGCCAAGTACTACGACCATACCGGCACCGAGAAGACCGTCGACATGACCGGCGTGCAGTATGTCATGTACCACCACGAGGCGCTGAGCGTTGTTTCCAACTTCGAGACCGCCCGACTGGTGGACAGCGAGAACTTCTCCGGTACCAAAGCTCAGGTCGAGATGAATACCGGCTACCGCGTGACCAACCCCGCCCTGTGCCGGGTGCGCAAGGTCGCCGGCTGATCACATCTGGAGGTGAGCGCCCATGTACAGCACTTATGACCAATACAAGGCGGCAGGCGGCGCTCTGACCCGCGAGCAGTACGACCTGTGGGCACCTCATGCGGCCCAGCTGATCGACTGGCGCTGCTTTGGCCGGGCTGAAACGGCAGATGACGCCCTTCTCCCGGCCATTGCGCGGTGTGAGATGAGACTGGTGGACGCCATGGCGGCACAGGCTGCAGCCAAAGGCGGGGCGCTGAAAAGTGCAAGCACTGACGGTTACAGCGAAAGCTATGCCGACTCCGCTCAGATGGAAAAGCAGCTGCAGCGCATCTGCAGGCAGCACCTGCCCCACCAGCTGCTTTACGCAGGGGGGCGCTGCCCATGCTGAACGCCAACAAAACCATTACGGTGGTAAATCACTGGTACGACAAGGCGGCCGACGCCGAACGCGAGCTGGTCACCACCCTGCACGGCGTCAGCTGGCATGGCCAGACCATTGCCGCAGCCGGCAGCGGTGGGCTGGTGGCCGCAAGCATCGTTCGGGTGCGCATTCCGGCGTCGCTTACCGCAGCCTATCTTCCGTCCGAGCGGTTTGCCGGTGTCGGCTGGACCCTGCGCCCGGGTGATCAGCTGCAGCACGACGGGCAGACCGTCACCGTCCTGAAGGTACACGACAACCGGGGCGCTGCGCTGCCCCACATCTATGTGGAGGCGAGCTGAGCATGATAAAGGTCGAATTTGACGCACGGCTGGATCTGTCCGACCTGAACCATGCGCTGCAGCGCCGTGGGCTTTACCCCGGGGGCGAGGTGCAGCGGTTTGTTGACCATGAAGTGATCCTCTGCTGCGACCCGTTTGTCCCCATGGACACCGGCACCCTGAAAAACAGCGCACCTCTTGCCAGCCTGATCGGGCAGGGGTTTATCGTGTACGACACCCCCTATGCATCCGACATGTACTACAATCCGCAATACAACTTTCAGGGCGCACCCACCCGGGGCGCTTACTGGTTTGAGCGGGCCATGGCCGAACACCGTGACGACATCATCGCCGGTGCGGCCGCCCTTGCAGGAGGTACCGCAAAATGACCGTACTGGAAGCCACCCGCAGCTGGCTGCGCACCCAATGCCCTCTGATCGACCCTGCTGATCGGTTCAACCTGAGCCACCTTGGCTGTCAGGCCACCGAGTACACTCTGACCGCAGGCAGTGAAAGCTTTGCCACGGACGTGTGCGGCTTTGGCATTGCCACCCACAACCTGGTGTTTGCTGCCCGGCTGCCCTTTGGCGCCGCTTTGGCCCCCAATGTGGGCGCCGCAGAGTTTTTCGGTCAGCTGGGGCAATGGCTGCGCCGGCAGGAGCGTGTGCACAACTACCCCGCCGGCGTTGACGGCTACGAGGTCACCCGCCTGACCGTAGCCAACACCGGCATGATCACTCAGGCGGATTCCAACACCGCCCGCTATCAGATCCAAATCCAACTGACCTTAGAGGAGGTTTAATCTATGGCAGAAGCAGCCACCATCAACGTTGCTGCCGGCATGAAGATCGACCGCAAGCTGGAGATCCACTACGTAAACGTGGGCACCAGCGAAAGCCCCGAATGGGAAATTCTGGGCCGCGGCATCGAGGACGCCAGCACCGAGTTCAACCACGACACCAACCAGATGACCGACATTACCGGCGTGACCGACGTGGACATCAGCCCCGCCAAGCCTGCCCTGCAGCTGGACCCCAACAACATCCGGGGCGGCAGCAAGCTGAGCGCCAAGCTGCTGGACATCGAGCGCCGCAATGCCACCGCCGAGCTGGGCGCCTTCGAGGTGCTGAACGTGCACTGCTATCTGGGCAGCGCCGAGGCCTTCCTGGCCGAAAAGCACACCGGCTGCAGCATTGTTCCCCAGAGCTTGGGCGGCAGCAGCTACGTGGGCATGCCCCTGCAGGTGTTCCTGTCCAACGACAAGGTGCTGGGCACCTGCACCATTGCCGGCGGCAAGCCCACCTTTGCCCCCACCCCTGCGACCTGACACCCATGACCCCGCTCGAAAACAGGGCGGGGTCAGCTTTTTGCTTTGAAAGGAGCAACCACCGATGAAACTGCAGATCGATTACGGCTACCGACGCTATGACATCGAGGACACCGATGGCAACGTGGTGGGCAGCATTCGCTTTAACCCCAGCGACCCCGGCATGCTGGGGCGCTGGCATGAAGCACAGCAGATCTTCCAGACCGCCTTTGCCGTCGATCCGTCCACCCCTGCCGAGATGGCCGAGGCCGACCGGATGGTAAAGGCGCAGATCGACTATATCTTTGGCGCACCGGTGGCCGAGACGCTGTTTGCCGGCATGTCCGCGGTTGCTCTTTGCGCCGACGGCAGCATGGTGCTGGAGCATATCCTTGACG